TATTATTCATTAATATATAGCGTTGTATAGGTAACTATATAGATTTTTTGTAAATGACACTTTCTATGGTGGATTGTACGGACTATCTGAATTTAAATTCAAAAATAAGCCGAAGGAAGGGACGATAGCATGAGAGAGATTGAATATAGAGCGTTTGTAAAAGAAACTAAGAAAATGCTTCCAGTCACAGATTTGTGTTTTAACGAAACAGAGTCTGTAGGCGTAAGTGGTTGCGGCAACCCATATTGTACAATGTGCGTCGACTGGTACAACTTTGACGATGTCCTGCTGATGCAATACACAGAAAGAGAAGACATCAACAACAATAAAATATTTGAAAAGGACATTGCAACTTGTCAGTTTTTCGACAAAAAAATCACTGGTGTTATCGAGTTTATCGAATTTATGTGGGCAGTAATTGATCACAAGAATCAACGACTATATCAGTTGAACGAAGTTAGCAATATTGAAGTTGTTGGAAATGTGGAAGAAAACCCGGAATTGTTGGAGGTGTCGGAATGAACGATAAAAAAACAGATTATAAAGTATATAAAATAACATACAAGCAACGTTTCATGGGGGAAGTTATTGTTGATTCATATGAAAGAACGGTAAAAGATGATAACGAATTACGGTCTGCAATTAACGCTTTATATGACGACCCACATGTGTTTTCAGTTAGTAGTGAAGAGGTGGCGGAATGATTTTATATGGAGTAGTAACATATAACGAAGTAACAGAGTGGACAACGGACTTCCTAACAGCTAAAAAATGGTTGGAAAATGCTAAGCAAGTTTTCTATGACGGAGAACTTGATGAAGATTACTATGTTGCGTTAATAAAGTTAGACGTAGAAGCATTCTTATACGATAAATATGACAAAGAAACAGATTTGAGTGATCAGTTACATGATGAAGCTGAGACAATGAAAGAGTATTGTTTGTTATTAGATGATGACGGAACTTACATGGTGAAAGAGGTGGCGAAATGAACGACAAAAAAGTAAGATTCTACGTTTCTACGGGCATGCACGGATCACTTGAAACAGAAACATTTCTTTTGAAAGCGGACTTGAATATTGAGTTCGAGATATTAACACCTGAACAATTAGAAAAAGAGATTACAGAGGCTTACGACGACTGGCTAGGCAATAATATTGACTCGGGCTGGTCTATCGAGAAAGGAAGCGTCTAAATGACTAACACAATAAAAATATCTGAAATAGATAAAGTGTTCCAGATTGCGACGGAAGCTGGGTGGGTTGAACAGACTGGAATGCAAGCGACGATTGACGGAATAGACTTTGCAATATGTCCATTAAAAAATGAAAAAAATGCATTTATACAAGTTAGCGAAGTTAAAAGCGGCGCTGCATTACTGAGGGTTCCAGTAAATCTTATAGACATTTTTATTTTGGATACTCGAGATAAAGCAATCGAATATTATAAATATAATGTAATTCCTTTAATCAAGAAAAAAGTCGAATTTAACGGATTAGATAAATTTAGAAAAGAAGTTGAAAAAGCGAAAAAATATATGGTTGAAACTCACGGAGAACGACCGGAAATTAAAGATTTTGAGGGGGAATGTAAATGATGAACTATTACAGCATCGAAAAAGGCACAAAAGCATATGAGTATTTAGACAAAATTTACAATCAAGATACAGACGCTTTTTTGAATGAAGTTACTGAATTGCTAGGATTTGAAGCAAGAGGACATATAGCTATTAACAGAGCGCCTTTAATTATTGATAAAAAAGCGCTTAAAGAGTTTAAGCCAGAGTGGCTGCCGAAATTCAAAAAATATAAAGGTGAGTTGATGACTCCGAAAACGGCATTCAAGGAGCTAATCAATGCATATGAAGAACTTCAGCAAAAATACAACATGGATATGACATTCAGAAACTTTAATATAAATAACGCTTTAGCAGGTAAAACAGAAGTTATCTATGACTTTGATAACACAGGTTTCGTTTATTTTGAATCTGATCGAAAAATATTAAAAGAGGATTTTAAAGAAATAACGGATATTGATTATATTAAAAGAAATTTAGAATGCGCAATTTGGATGAAAGAGAGGGAAGACGAATGATGAATCGTGTAGTACTTGTAGGACGACTAACGAAAGATCCTGATTTACGATATACGCCAGCTGGTGCAGCAGTTGCGACTTTTACATTAGCTGTAAATCGTACGTTCACTAACCAACAGGGAGAACGAGAAGCCGATTTTATTCAATGTGTTGTTTGGCGTAAACCAGCGGAAAACGCAGCTAATTTCTTGAAGAAAGGAAGCATGGCGGGCGTTGATGGACGCATACAAACTCGAAATTATGAGGATAGCGACGGTAAACGCGTTTTCGTTACAGAAGTAGTAGCTGAATCAGTTCAATTCTTAGAGCCTAGAAACCACGCAGAAGGCGCTACATCGAATAATTATCAAAACGAGGCTAATTATTCAAATAACAATAAAACAAGCTCATATAGAGCGGATACGAGCCAGAAGAGCGATTCATTTGCAAACGAGGGTAAACCGATAGATATTAATCCGGATGATTTACCATTTTGAGCGAAAGGGTGAATAAAAATGACAGCAGAAACAGCAATAAAAAAGTTGAGAAATAGATCAATGAGCATCAGACAAATGGCTAATGCGATTGCAGAAGTCACAAACTACCAAATTAGCGAAATCGAACAAATGGGGGACGAAGAAATTGAGGCGAAGTATACGGCGTACGTCATTAACGAAACAAACGAGTACGCGAAGTAAATACAATGCGAAGAAAGTTGTCATTGACAATATAAAGTTCGATAGCAAAGCAGAAGCAGCATATTATCAGCAATTGAAATTATTAAAAATGAGCGGGGAAGTAGTGAGCTTCGATTTACAGCCAGAGTTTGTACTACAAGAAAGCTTTCGGAAAAATGGGAAACTGTATCGAGCGATTAAATATAAAGCTGATTTTCTTGTTAGATATAGTGACGGGCACGAAGAATTAATAGACATCAAAGGAATGTTGACAAAAGAGTTTCGAATCAAGCAAAAACTTTTCGAACTGCGTTATATGCAATCAATTAAGTGTTTGAAGCTGAAAGGGCGAAATTTTGTGGAGGTGTGACAAATGACAGTAATGGAGATGACGAAGAGTAAAGCGAGGCAGCGGGAGATAATTAGTTATATAGCAAATAACGATGTAGAGCTTGACGAATTACTAAAGTTGCAAAAAGAACTCAATCAACTAATGAACGAGAATACAATAGAAAAGCAAAAAACTTACTGGACCAAAACGTTCGATCGAATCGTGAAAAAGAAAAAATGGCCGGAAATTACAATTCATGAATTCGCTGATTTACGTAATGCAGGACTAACGTGTTACGCAATTGCAGAGCATTTCAAAGTGTCGAAGTCGATAGTCTTTAATTACACACAAAGAAACAAAAAAGAATACTATAAGCTGTTTGATATGGATGAATATCAACGGAATAAGGAGATATGGAATGATTGATAAAGTAGCGAAATTTATTGGAGCTTTGACTATATACGCTCTGTGGGTCCTAGTACTGATTTTCGTACTAGGATTAGTGGTTAAAGGGATTTTATGGGCATGGAGTAATATGTTTTAAATAATTACAAGGGGGCGACTTTATGGGACAATTATTCAATCTACCACAAATTGAAGATATAAACTACATTCAGACAGTCGGAGCAGTAAGAAAGTTCTTTAAAGACTATTTAACGCTGCGAGTGATGGCTGGTGATCGTAAATTTCCAACTATGACGACTATGTACAAGATTACGCCACCAAATTTTGGCAATGAGTTTCATTCGAAAGTAGAAGATGCTGCAATTCATAATGTCGATAACGTTCATGCAGCACAAGAAGCGGTTAAAAAATACGATGCTATTTTGAATCAACTTGAGCACATCCATAGAAAGATACTGTTCGAGAAGTTCATTCATAACCTACAAGATATAACTATTATGCTTGATATTCCTTATGAAGAAAGGCAATACAAAAGAGAGAAAAGGAAGGCTGTTATTGAATTAGCAACAACACTTGGGATTGAAGTGCTAAATTGAAAATGGCACTTTTCTGGCACTTTTTGAGCAAAAAAAGGTGATAAAATGTTATTAGTGAGAAGTGAAGATGATTACAAAAATAAAATCTTATATTGAGTCTGCGCTCCACTTCTCATTAAGTATTAAAAGTGATTTGTTAAATCTTGAGCAATATTTTTATGTTTGTTAAAATAAAAGCGAACAAAAATAAAAATATTGGAGGGATTTTAATGAATGAAAAAGAAAAAATTGATTTTGCAAGGAAGTATATTGATGAAAAAGGCTACCATGAAATCTATAAAGTAACAGATGGAGGAATTTTGGTTAGGTTAGATAAAGTTGATAAATTTCTTTCATTACCAGGCAACGAAGAAGGTATTATAAATAACATAGAAAATAATAAGTAGTATTAAAGCCCTGTTTTTCAGGGCTTTTTTGATACATAAAAATAAGGAGTGGTAAAAAATGAATAATCAAGAATTTATAGACAAATGTAAAGGCGTTGTTTTAAATTACGCTAACAGTCATTTAGACAAAAGCGATAAAAAAGAAATTGGCTTAGATGATGTTTTTGTAGTATGGAGTTGTAAAACATTACAAAACAGCAAAGCGCTACTAAGCACAACGTTGTACGATGGCATGTATTATGAATGTACTTTCAATGGCGACAAATCAGAATTGTATTTTGACGCATACAAAAAATGGGAAAATAAAAAAATTAGTATTTGAGTCTAGGTGTTCCTAGGCTCTTTATTTTATCAAAATAAAGGGAGTTGGTGATATGTAGTGAAACTAACCGAAAAACAAAAACGATTTGCAGATGAATATATAAAATGCGGTAATGCTACAGAAGCCGCTCGTCTTGCTGGTTATAGCTCGAAAACGGCTAATCGTATAGCGACCGAAAACCTGTCAAAACCAGTTATTAAAGGCTATATAGACAAGGTTTTAAGCGAACTCGAAGAAAAGCGAGTGATGGGCTACACAGAGGCAATGCAATTATTCACCGAAATAGCTCGAGGTGAAATGGAAGAAGAAGTAATTGTTTCGAATGGTGATGGTTTTTCCGTCGTTACTAAGAGTGCTGACATCAATCAACGAGTATCAGCGCTAAAAGAGATTGTTAAACGCCACGTTGCTGGCGGTAGAGACAAATTACAAGAAGAGCTTATTCAAGCGCAAATTGATAAGTTAAGAGCAGATACAAAACAAGAAGGTAATCAAGGAACAACTACTATCATCATGTCAAATGTTGACGAAATGCAAGCCTACCTTGATAAAAAGGCAGGTGGCGACGATGAACGCGATGATACACAAACAACTAGTTGACTATCAGGTTATCAATGTAATAGACAAAATCAATCCCGCTTTTTACGACTTGTGGCTATCTAAACATAATCACATCATAGCAAAAGGCGGGCGTTCTTCTATGAAGTCGTCTGTTATCAGCTTAAAGCTCGTAGAAAAGAAAATGGCTAATCCGCAATCTAATATGGTGTGTCTTCGTAAAGTAGCTAATACACTTTATAAATCAGTCTATCAGCAGATTAAATGGGCTTTGTATGAAATGGGTGTTGCTGACCAATTTAAATTTGGTAAGTCGCCAATGGAAATCATCCACAAAGAATGGGGGACAGGCTTCTACTTCTCTGGTTGTGATGATCCCGCTAAACTAAAATCGATGAAAATTCCAGTCGGTTATGTTAGCGATTTGTGGTTTGAGGAATTAGCGGAATTCTCTGGCGTGACTGATATTGATGTTGTAGAAGATACATTCATTCGTGAAGATTTGCCGCAAGGACAAGAAGTTACAATATACATGTCATTTAACCCGCCTCGTAATCCATATGAATGGGTGAATGAATATGTAGATAGTAAACGTAGTGACGATGATTATTTAATACATCACACTACTTATTTGGATGATGAAAAAGGCTTTTTATCTAAGCAAATCATTAAGAAGATTGAGAAATACAAAAAGAATGACCTCGATTATTACCGCTGGATGTATCTAGGTGAGGTAATTGGTCTTGGTGATAATGTTTATAATATGAACCTGTTTCAGCCGCTTAAAGCTATTCCTGCGGATGACAGGCTTATTTTAATTGACTTCGCTATTGATACTGGACATCAAGTATCAGCTACCACGTGTCTAGCGTTAGGTTTTACAGCAAAACGAAATGTTATCTTACTAGATACGTACTATTACAGTCCCGCTAATCAAGTGGTTAAAAAAGCGCCTAGTGATTATTCAAAGGAGCTGAGAGAGTTCATGACAAAAGTAGTCTCGAAGTATAATGCGCCAGTGGACATGCAAACAGTAGATAGCGCAGAGGGAGGGCTTCGCAATCAATATTATAAAGATTATGGCGTTAGCTTACATCCCGTTGCTAAAGGAAAAAAAGTGGATATGGTCGACTTTGTGTGTGATTTATTGGCGCAAGGTCGTTTTTATTATCTTGATATTCCAGAAAATCAAATATTCATCGAGGAACACCGGAAATATCAATGGGATGTCAAAACAGTTAATACAGATAAGCCTGAGGTCATCAAAGAAGACGATCATACGTGTGATGCTTTCCAATACTATGTAAAAGATAATTTACGCAAATTAGGTCTTAAATTCTAGGGGGTGAAAACCTTGATTAACCAAATAATCGCGGGAGTGAAAGGAGTGATGCGGAGAATGGGACTATTGAAATCATTGAAAGACGTAACGGACCATAAAAAAGTAAATGCTAATGATGAAGATTATAAGTATATCGACATGTGGAAACGATTGTATCAAGGTCATTATGCAGAGTGGCACAACCTCAATTACGAGCATAACGGCAATCCGGTTAACAGACGTCAATTATCTATGAATTTGCCGAAGGTTACAGCTAAATACATGTCTAAGCTTCTTTTTAACGAGAAAGTGAAAATCAATATTGATGATGAAGCAGCAGAAGAGTTTGTGCTTAATGTATTGAAAACGAATGGTTTTACGAAGAATATGGAACGCTATATTGAGTACGGCGAGGCTATGGGCGGCTTCGTTATAAAGGTTTATCACGACGGCAATAAAAACGTCAAAGTTTCATTTGCAACAGCTGATTGCATGTATCCTTTATCAAACGATAGCGAGAATGTAGACGAATGTCTTATTGCTAATAGTTTTCACAAAAACAATAAATACTATAAATTACTTGAATGGAATGAATGGAAAGGCGAGAAAGAGGAAGTATACACAGTCACAACGGAGTTATACCAGTCAGACGACCCGAACGAACTTGGTGGAAAAGTGAGTTTGAAATTGTTGTTTAATGATATTGAGCCAGTTGTTCCACTTCCGTCGCTTACACGTCCGACTTTCATTTATATCAAACCTAATATCGCTAATAACAAAAATTTAACTTCGCCTTTAGGTATTTCTGTTTATGCTAATGCATTAGACACATTAAAAACGCTCGATTTGATGTTCGATTCATACTATCAAGAATTCAAATTAGGCAAAAAGAAAGTGTTGGTGCCTTCAAGTTTCGTTAAAACGGCTGTTAACTTAGACGGCTCGACCACGCAGTATTTCGATTCAACCGATGAAGCATTTTTCCTTTATCAAGGTGATCAAGACGCCGATGGTAAATCAGTAAAAGATATATCTGTAGAGATTCGTTCAACTGAGTTTATCGAGTCTATAAACGCAATGCTACGCATTTATGCGATGCAAGTCGGATTAAGCGCTGGCACATTCACTTTCGATGAAAACGGCTTAAAAACCGCTACAGAAGTTGTAAGCGAGAAGTCAGAAACTTATCAGACTAAAAACAGCCATTCGCAACTAGTTGAGCAAGGTATAAAAGAAATGATTGTGAGCATTTTAGAAGTTGGGAAGCTTATTGGAGCTTACGCTGGTGAACCAGTCGAGTTAGACACTATTACAGTCGATTTTGACGATTCTATAGCACAAGATGAAGATACAACAATCAATCGTTATACTACTGCTAAAAACCAAGGTATGATACCGCTTAAAATTGCTTTACAGCGCGCTTGGAATATTACCGATGCAGAAGCTGAAGAGTGGAAAGAAGAGATAGAAAAAGATGCACGAGCAGAAATTCCGGGGAATGATTTATCTGGATTGTTAGGAGATATTGAGCTACCAGATGAAAACGCGAACGGGACATTAGAAGCTAGTGCTGTTGCAGGCGAAACTATTCAAGAGGTGTCACTAAACGGCGCTCAAATAACTTCATTAGTCAATATAGTTCAATCAGTTGCTAAAGGAGAGCTTCCTTATAATTCAGCCCTTGAAATGATTGTTGCTGCATTTCCATTTGACGAAGAAAAAGCGAAAAAGATTTTAGCGGATGCTGGCAACGGCTTTACTATCAAAGAGAAGGAAAAGACCTCTAAAAAGGAAGTGGATTAGATGACACTAACTCCACGACAACTCGACTTATTTGTGCAACCGGTTGTTGATGTATACACAACGCTCGAAAACGAACTGTTCACCCTTATTGTTCACCGACTAAAAACAAAGAAAAATATCAGCGCTGACAATGTGCTGGCTTGGCAAATAGAAAAACTTAATCAAGTTCATGCACTAGATCAGCAAATGATTGAACGAATTTCAAAAGCTTCCGGCGTATCAGCTAAGAAGCTTTTTTCTATTGTCAAAGATGCGGGATATAGCGATTTAAAACAAGTAGATAACTATTTCAGTAAACTAGCCGAAGCGGGTGCTGTGTTGCCACTAGTGAGCGATGGACAAACGATAGTCGATAAAGTAATGAGAAGTTATTTTAAGTTAGCACAAAGCAACTATAATCGCGTCAATCAAACGATGTTATCGCAAGCAAGACAAATCTATTCAGACATCATACACGAAACGACACAGAGCGTTCTGGCTGGTTTAAAAACACATAGACAAGCATTAGCAGAAACAGTAACTAAATTCGCTGAAAACGGTGTTCCTGCGCTTGTAGATAAAGCTAATAAGCGATGGACGCCGGAATCATACGTTAGAACAGTAACTAGGACAACTGTCAACAGCGTTTATAACAGCATTGAAGACGAGAGAATGAATGAATTCGGCGTTGATTTAGTGCGTATTTCGCAACATGTAGGAGCTCGACCAACATGTTCACTCATTCAAGGCAAAGTCATCTGTTTGTTATCTGTTGAAGAAACAAAAACGAAATACGGCAATAAATACATGTCTATATACTCGCCAGAATTGCGATATGGCTATGGTGATGGAATTTTCGGTTGTAATTGTCGTCATCATCGTTTTGCATTTGTCGAAGGCATTAACATTGCGTCAGACGAGAGCGAGTTAATAGACGAAGAAGAAAACAAACGCGTCTATATGTTGAGTCAGCAACAACGCTTAATGGAACGCGACATAAGAGCGGCTAAACGCAAACTGTCAGCTGCCGAAGAATTAGGCGATGAACTAGCAGTTAAAAAGGCTAAACAAGCTGTCAGAACGAAGCAAAGCAAGCTAAGAGCATTTGTAAAAACGCACAATTTGACTAGGCAGTATAGCAGAGAAAAAGTATATACCTAACATTCGACCTGTTCGGAAGTCGTAAAAAGACGGCTCTCGCGGTCGTTGCCGCGTAAAAATATCGGAGGAGGAACAAAGATGCAAAGAGAATATTTAAAGGGTTTAGGCTTGGAGGATGAAGTCATTAATAAAGTGATGGCTGAAAACGGTAAGGACATTACAGCTGCTAAACAACAATTATCTGAGGTGGAAGCAGAGAGAGACGGCTTAAAAAGCCAGCTAACACAACGGGACAAAGATATTGACGATTTGAAAAAAGATTCTGGTACTAGTGAAGAATTGAAAAAACAAATCGAGGACTTGCAGCAAAAAAACAAAGATTTAGAGTCCGATTATCAATCTGAAATTGCCGAAACCAAAAAGAATTCAGCTATTGAACTGGCTCTTGCTAGTGCAAAAGCGAAAAACCCAAAGGCAGTAAGAGCGCTTTTGGATAACGACAAACTAGAATTAACAGATGAAGGGTTGAAAGGCCTTGACGAACAGCTAGAAGCGTTGCAAGAAAGCGATGCTTATTTGTTTGCTCAAGAAAGCGGAAATGCAGCTCTAAAATGGGGAGCAAGTGGAAACCAAACAGGTGGAACAGGGGAGCAAGGCGCATTAAAGCTGCCTAACCAGGTACTAAATGAGCACAGAATCACAAAATAATTATTAAACGGAGGTAATAAATTATGGGTTTTAATCCAGATACTACGACAATGCAAAGCGCAAAAACAGGTTCTATTCCGATTAACATTTCAGAACAAATCATTACAGGTGTGAAAAATGGTTCAGCGGCTATGAAATTAGCTAAAGCAGTACCAATGACAAAACCAGAAGAAGAATTTACATTTATGTCAGGTGTTGGTGCTTTTTGGGTAGATGAAGCGGAACGCATTCAAACAAGTAAACCAACATTCACAAAAGCGAAAATGAGATCTAAAAAGATGGGTGTTATTATCCCAACGACTAAAGAAAATTTAAACTATAGTGTAACTAACTTCTTTAGCCTTATGCAAGCTGAAATTGTTGAAGCTTTTTACAAGAAATTTGACCAAGCGGTCTTTACAGGTGTAGAAAGCCCATACAACTGGAACATTTTAAAATCAGCTACCGATGCAAGTAATTTGGTAGAAGAAACTGTTAATAAGTATGATGACTTAAACACGGCGATTGGTTTGATTGAAGCTGAGGACTTAGAACCGAACGGAATTGCAACGATTCGTAAGCAACGCGTTAAATATCGCAGCACTAAAGATGCTAATGGTATGCCGATTTTTAATACCGCTACCTCAAATGGTGTTGATGATGTCCTTGGTTTACCAATCGCATACACACCTAAATATACTTTTGGTGACAAAGATATCTCTGAATTGGTCGGTGACTGGAACCAAGCTTATTACGGCATCCTTAGAGGCGTTGAATATGAAATCTTGACTGAGGCGACACTTACAACTGTGGCTGATGAAACTGGGAAACCATTAAACTTAGCTGAACGGGATATGGCAGCAATCAAAGCAACTTTTGAAGTTGGATTCATGGTTGTCAAAGATGAAGCATTCTCTGCTGTTCAACCAAAAGCGGGAAACTAATGGCGGCGCGGTCGGGTAAAACTGATAGCGCGCCGATTAAAGACTTTTCAGCTATGACAGTAGCAGAATTGAAAGAAGAGCTTGTGAATAGAAATATCGAATTTGCAAGTAATGCGAAAAAAGCGGAGTTGGTAGCTCTGTTGGAAGGTAGTGATTGATATGCCTTACACGACACTAGAATTTTACAACGATGAGTACGCTGGGGAGCATTTAGAACAGGACGAATTTGACAAACTGTTAAAGCATGCTGAAAGAAAAATCGATTCAGTGACATTTTACCGAATACGGAAAGGTGGAATTGAATCGTTTAGCGAATTTATTCAGCATCAAATACAGTTAGCTACTTGTAATCAAATCGAGTATTTCAAAGAGGCTGGCGGAACAAGTGAGTTAGCTGTTTCTAAGCCGGATAACGTATCAATCGGAAGAACTTCTATTAGTGATAGTAATTTTGCATCAACTGCTACATCACTTAATAGCGGATTGATTGGTAGCGATGTAAGGTCCTATTTAGCGCACACAGGTTTACTTTATAACGGGGTAGGTGTTCGTTAATGAAAGTATTAAAACCGATAACAAACGCCCCTCCGTTACCTCTCGATTGGTTAATTCATAACATTAGTTATGAAGCGTACAAAGAAGAAGATAGACATAATCAAGTCGTTTATGAAAAAGGCATAGAGATTGAACATGTTCGTGTTGATTTCTCAAAATCAAATCAAATTGCGGGATTATCTGATAGTGATAGATATGATGCGGTTATTTTTATTGATGCAGTGAACAGCATGAACGTGCCATCTGATTTTGTAAGTAGATCGAGAATTTTTTTCTCTGGAAAAGCTTATAAGATTGTCAAAGTTATACCTTGTTATGCCACTTCTAATAGCGTGCATCATTGGGAAATCGAGGTGGTTTGATGCCGATTAAAGTACGTGTGGACCTCTCAAAAGCAAAAGGGAGCGTAAAAAAGGCGAAAGAAAGAGGTCAGTTTGCTTTAATTAATCAAGCGGCCGCTGATATTGCGCTTTATGTGCCGTTTTTAAGCGGTGACTTGTCAAATCAATACGTTATCATGAATGACAAAGAAATTATGTGGACATCTATTTATGCACGACGGCTGTATAAAGGTATAAACTTCAATTTCACACTAACACACCATCCGTTGGCTGGTCCTGAATGGGACCAACGGGCAAAAATAGATAAAATGGACGTCTGGGAAAAAGTAGCGCAAAAAGCGGTCGAGGAGGGATTATAATGTCATTAGATTTTTTAGACAGTGTCATGGATGCTATCGAAAACAACGTCGATTTAAAAGATATGAAATTAAGAACAGCGATATTAAAACCTGAATCAATTGCTTTGCTACTGACTCCAAATAACGACAAACAAGGTTATCAAGACGGCTCTTATGAGCGGTCTTTTTCTTTTAACCTAAATGCTTCTAGCAAGCAAGAAATGAAAGTGATTGATGTGTTGAATGCCATTTCTGCTTATTTTGATAATGCGGAAATTGATAGTATTCAAAGCCAAAATGGAAGCTTTGTTTTGGAGGATAAAGAAACAACTAGCGTTACGAATATTGTTTCCGTTAGCGATGATGGGACTTTTATTTATAGTGCTGGTTTCAAAATCAAATTATATATTGAAAGTGAGGAAAAATAAAAATGAGAATTAAAAACGCAAAAACGAAATATTCTGTTGCTGAAATTGTTGCTGGTGCAGGTGAACCGGATTGGAAACGATTATCAAAATGGATTACAAACGTGTCTGACGATGGTTCAGATAACACCGAAGAGCAAGGCGATTATGACGGTGATGGCAACGAAAAAACGGTTGTGCTAGGTTACTCAGAAGCTTACACGTTTGAAGGGACACACGATCGTGAAGACGAAGCGCAAAACTTAATTGTCGCTAAACGTAGAACGCCTGAGAATCGCGGGATTATGTTTAAAATCGAAATTCCAGATACCGAAACAGCTATCGGTAAAGCGACTGTTTCGGAAATTAAAGGTTCCGCTGGTGGTGGAGATGCTACGGAGTTCCCAGCGTTCGCTTGCCGCATCGCTTATGATGAAACGCCTAAGGTAACAAAACCCTGAGGAGAGCCCGTCCAGCGTCGAAGTGGACAAGGCGACTATTACGCTAAAAGTTGGTGAAACATCCACTGTTACTGCCTCAGTATTACCTGTCGGAGCAAGTCAAGAAGTAACTTTTACTTCTTCAAATCCACCAAAAGCAAAAGTAAATGCTAGTGGCGTGGTTGAAGGCGTAGCAGAAGGAACAGCAAACATAACTGTCGCATCTAAAGAAAGTCCTTCTATCAACAAAGTAGTGCAAGTAACAGTAGAAGCAGCAGACTAATAAATGAAGCCCTTACTCAATGTAGGGGCTTTTAAATTGGAGGAAATCATACATGACACAAAATAATGTAATCAATATTCAATTAGAAGAATCATATCAAGAGTTTCAGCTTGGCACGGAACTGTTTAGAGTCGGTTTAGGTGATGAAATGCGCCGCAAATGGATTGAAGCAGATGAGAAGTACAAGAAGAAGCTAGAAAAGCTAAATAAATACAACATTGATAATACTGACGAAATGAGTTCAGAAGAATATTTTACATTAGAAGAAGATGTAAAAGAGGCTTTAACTGAAGCATATGCAATTTTATTGGATGACGAAAAAGCATTTGATAAATGTTATGCGCAATGCAAAGATATTTTAAAAATGTATCAGGTATACAATCAAGTTGCAGAAATCATTGTCGGTTCAGTAGAAAAACAACAAAATGAAATTCAAAAGAAATATAAAGCAAAAATGACTAAAAAAGCGAAGTGATATAAATGCTTTCGCTCGCTTTTGGAGTTAACGATATTTACGAATATGAAGGAAAAGAGTATAAGCTCGATTTAGCTTTTGACAACGTTCTAAGAGTGATTGATTTAACGGAAGATAATAGTTTATCTGATGTGTTCAGAGCTAACCTAGCAATTGATGTGCTATTTGCTGATGATATGCCTTGGCCACGTTCAAATGAGGAAGACGAATACGCGAATATTGAAGAAAAATCACTGGTACTTATTGATATTTTCACTAATTATATTGTTAAAGAAAACGACGATGGTTTGCTTTATGATATCGACGGAAACAAGATGCCAAGCGCTACAAACAATGAGGATGCGGAAGAAATTGCTTCATATTCATTAACGCAAGATGCGGATTATATCTACGCTTCTTTTTTACAAGACTACAATATTGATTTATTAGATAGTCGGGGGAAAATGCACTGGTATAAGTTTAGAGCATTGTTAGAAAGTTTGCGTGATGATACAACAATTAAAACGATAATCGGCATTAGGCAAGCGGAATTACCTTCGGGGAAAGGAACAGAAAAAGAACGAAACGAATTAATTAAACTGAAAAACAGATATAAGTTAAAAGATTAGAGGTGAGAACATGAGTGATGGATCAGTAGTAATTGAGATTAGTTTAGACGATAAAAAAGCTGATAAACAACTTGATGCGTTTGAAAAAGATTTAGCGAAAGCAGGCACTAACGCGGGGGCGGCATTAGATAAAGCTTATAGAGAAGCGGTTTCAGATATTGCTAGTCAATCGAAACGATTAAAAGACACGTTTGTAAATGCGTTTAAAAGCATGGGAAGTGCTGGCTCAAATGCTTTAAAAGCTAGTTTAAACTTTATGCGTGAATTGCCTTCAAATGTACAAGCGGCACTATCTAAACTTGCATCAACAGTAAAAACTGGGTTCGTAAACGCTGCTAAAGCATCTATTACAGCGATAAAGGAACTTGGAACAAGTATCAAAAACACAGCGGTTAATATTAAAAACGGCTTCTTTTCAATTGCTAAGACAGTACAAAGTAGTATTGTGTCAGCTGTTAAAGTATCAATTAATGTCATTAAATCCATCCCCGGCGCAATTAAAAGCGCTGGAATCAGTATTAAATCAGCATTAGTAAGTAGTTTGCAAGCAGCTAAATCGGCTGCTATTTCTTTTGCTCAAACTACTGTAAAAGTTATTAAAAGTATTCCAGGAGCTGCTAAAACAGCGGCTACAGCAGTGAAAAACAGTTTCGTAGTAGCTTACAAAGCGGTGGTAGTTGCTGCTTATATGAGCGTTAAAGGAACTATTAGCGCTGTGAAAGCTATTCCTAGCGCTACAAAATCAGCGGCATTAGCAGTAAGTAGCGCAATGAAAACAGCTTTTAGCGCTGTATCAAGCGCGGCGAAAACGACAGGAACAACAGTGAAATCAGCATTAAAAACAGGCTTTAGCGCTGTGAAATCCGGAGCTAAAGCGGCAGGCCAAGCTGGTATTTCAGCATTAAAAGGCCTAGGAAACATTGCGAAAAGCACTGGTTCTTTAATTAAAAGTGGATTAGTAAGCGGATTTAACGCGGCAAAAGCGGCGGCGAAAGGTGCAGGCGCTGGAATGCGTGAAGCACTTAAAAATTCAGTTGAAAAGCCCGCCGAACAAGCTCGCTTTAGTATTCTCAGATTAGCAGCAGCGTTCGGATTAATTGCAGCAACAAAAAATGTAGTAGGCAGCGCTATTGGTCGAGTTGATACGATTGATACTGCAACTAAATCATTAACAGTCCTTACTGGTTCAGCAAAAGATGCCCAATTAGTAATGACTGACCTTACAGCAGCTATTGACGGCACACCAATCGCGTTAGATGCTGTCGCATTAGGTGCTAAAAAAATGGTCGCGGCAGGCATGAAAGCGGCGAATGTAAAACCTGTTTTCACCGCTATTGCTGATGCGGCGTACGGAGTCGGTAACGGTTCGGAATCAATTGACCAGATGACAGATGCGATTTCTGCGTTACAAGCGTCTGGTGTTGCTTATGCAGACGATATTAACCGTTTAGTTGAAGCGGGTGTTCCTGCATGGCAAATTTTAGCAAATTCCACAGGCAAATCTGTTGGAGAAATGAAAAAATATGTTTCCGAGGGATCTTTAGAATCAACAAAAGCTATCGCAATGTTGACAAAAGGCATCGAAGAAGGAACGACTGGAATGGCTGGCAACACGGCTAAAATGGCAGGTCTAGCAAAAACAGCAGGTAACACTATTAGTGGTTCATTTGCGAACATGAAAACCGCAGCCGTTAAGAGCCTTGCTAATATCGCCGAAAACTTAAAAGGTCCGATTATCCAAGCACTAGATGTTGCTAAAAACGCATTTAAACAGTTTGCAGCAGTAACAGCAAGTCCGGAATTCCAGAAGAAACTTTCTGATTTGATTCAAAAAATCAAAGAGTTTATACCAGTTTTAATCGAGTGGGCGCCAGTTTTGGCGAAAGTTGCCGCTGGATTTGTAGCATTTAATATTATTAGTAGTGTATATTCTAAAGTTGCTGGTTTGGTAATGGCATTTAGAGGCTTAGCAAGCAGTGGCACGTTGCTCGGTGGAATTGTTAACACTGTGAAAGGCTCTTTCTTGGCGCTTAAAGTCGCTCTAGGTTCAGCTGCCGCCGCATTCGGAGTAATAATCGCAGTTATTGGTGCAGTTATAGCTGTTGCATACGGCATGTATGTATCATTCAAAGAAAACACTGCGAATATTAAAGGCTTTTTATCAACTATGTGGGATGGCGTGAAAAATTCTTTCGGTAAAATAGTAGATGTGTTCAAACAGATAGTTGCCGCATTAAAACCAGTAGGTAGTGGATTTAAAGATGTACTTAAATATGTTGGTGTTGCTATTTGGGCGTCTCTTGGTCTAGTTCTAGCTGCTGTAGTTGATATTATTCAAGTATTAGCACGAATTGTGTTAGTAGCTATTAAAGCGCTACAGGGGCTGTATTATGCTATAAAAGCAGCATTTCAAGCTCTACATTGGGATTTGAAAGGTGCTAAGAAAAGCTTAGAGCAATCAAAAGATGCGTTTGTCGAAGCAGGTTCAGCAATAAAAGATGCATTTAACAAAGATAATTATGCACTGACTGGAACAGTTGAAGCATTCAAACAAATGGGCGGAGAAGCCGAAAAAACAGCAAAGAAAACTGAAACATCCGGCAAGAAAATAAAGGAAACATTAAAGCTTGTAGAAACAACTGCCAAACAAACTGAAACAACTGTTTCGAAGTCGAATCAAGCAATAGATACGATGCTGAGCGGCGGAGTTGATCAGTATGGAAAGAAACTTAGTGAAAAAACTGAGTCATTCTTAAATGCGGCTAAAGACCTTTACGAACAATATCAAGAAGCAACTATAAAGTCTCAAGATAAATATAGCGTAGCTATGGAAAAGGCTCAGAGTCTCGAAGGAGATAAACGTAAAAAAGCTATAGCGGATGCAAACGCAACATTAGTAGCAGAGATTGACAAAAATAACGGTACCCTTTTAACTCTTCAAGCAGATTATGCAAAATTACTAAAAGGGAATAAATGGGTCGATGGTACAGAATTAACAGCTCAACAAAAGAAATTTTTACAACAACAAACCGCGGATATTCAAGCAGAGTTAGCAAAGCAAAATCAACTTTATGTAGAAGGAAACTTGCTAAAATTATCAAATGGCAAGACGTTAAATGAAAAAGAACGATCTACGAGTATAGAAGTGCAAAAAAGCTTATATGCTGATAGAAAAAAAGCGGTTGAAACAGGCGAAAAAGAACTAGCTGATTTGAAAAAGAAAAAAAGTGACGCCACAACTGAAACTGAAAAAGCAAACTATCAAATTCAAATCGACGAGCAAACGAAGAAGAATAAAACATTGGCTGAAAACTTACAAAAATGGGCTAGTGAAATGAATGCTATTATCGCGAACGGCGGGACTTTAAACGCAGAAACTTTTGCAAAAGGTTTGTCAGAAATGGGAAATATTAGTGATGAACAATTAGGTGCCGTTTGGCAAGACTTTGTAAAAGTAAGTGGTTCCATTGATAATACGTTAGCCGGGCTAGCTGCTGTCATGAGTCAACGCGGCGGTGAAGGTGTTCAAGGCTTTGTTACAGCACTTCAAAGTAAGGATTACACAACAGCTACTCTAAAAATAAATGACGATGTACTAAATACTATCTCTGATTTACCTAATGAAATGTTTTTAAACGGGCAGAGCGGAAAAGACCAATTTATTACTGCTATTAAATCTGGTAAATTTCAAGAAGCAGGTAAATATCTTCTAGACAATGTAAAAATGGGTGCGGATCCATTACCCGGCGAGATGGGGAAAAACGGGAAAAATTCTGGTAATGCTCAAGCAAATGGAATGAAAGGGACGGCGCAAGCTAATAAAAAGGCTGGAGCTACGATTAAAAATAGTGCAAAAAACGGAGCATTTGACCCAAATTTATTTAAAATGGCAGGCTCAAATAATAGTACTGGTTATAATAACGGAATTCTAGTTGGTAAGGATGGGGCGTTTTCTGCCGGGACAAGCGTTGGAGGTTCTGCGAAAAGCGGGGCAGCTTCCGTCGATTCCAGCGGAGTTGGTTCTGATTTTGCATCTGGATATGTGAATGGTATTTTGAGCGGTATGGACGCTGTTGGAGAAGCGGCAGGGTCTTTAGCTAATAAAGCGCTTCAAGCGGTAAAAGATGCACAAAAATCTAAATCACCTTCCAAAAAAGCAAAAAAACTAGGTGGAGACTTCGGCTCTGGTTACTCATTAGGTATTGCCAGCAAGACGAAAGCAGTCAATAAAGCCGCAAGTAATCTCGTTGCTGGGGCGCTTGGAACTGAATCGCAAATCAAAAAACTATCTAATACGTTGAAAGACAAAATATCATCAGCGATTGACGCGGGATTACATTCTAAGAATAAGAGTGCCGGGCAACTTAAACAAGCGAAAGCACTGAATAGCATCGAGGGTTATATCGCTCAACAAACAAACAAGCTAGCGGCAACAGCTAAAAAACGTGATAAAGTCGTCGCTCAATTAAAAGCCGCTAACACAAAGATGGCTGACTTGACGAAACAAAGTAAAGAGTATGCTGCTTCAATCACTGAAAAAATGCAAAGCTATGGATCAATTAGCAACGTAGACGCAGAAAACCCGCAGTCAATACAAGCGGAAATGCAGAAACGCTTAAAAGAAATCAAAGCTTTTCAAGCGAATGTGGAAAAATTGCGCAAAAAAGGCGTTAGTAAAGACATTATAAGCGACATCTTAGAATCGGGAGTAGAAAATGGTTCATCGTATGCGCAAGCTCTTGCTAAATCTGATGCTAAGACTATCAAAGCGATTAATAGCACTCAGAATCAAATCAATTCAGCGTCTAAGTCAATGGGTAACACAGCGGCTAATGCGATGTATAGCGCTGGTATTAACGCGGCGAAAGGTCTAATAAACGGACTTAACAGTCAGAAGAAACAACTAGAAAACACAGCTAAGAGCATCGCTAATACAATCACTAATTCGGTGAAAAAGGCGCTTAGAATTCATTCACCTTCGCGCGTGGCCATCGAGCTTGGGAAATTCTTTACTGATGGACTTGGAAATGGTGTATTAGCTGGCGCTAAAGGTGCGGTGCAATCAACTAACAAAATGGTTGATAAAGTAGTAAACGCTGCTTCTAATTTGACCGTTCCAGCTATAACTTTGCCGAAGATTTCCGCAGAAAAAGCGCTGGGCCTAAAAAGTGTTGATCTAAACAGAACTATTACAGTTAAGACGATTATTGATAATAAGACAAAAGAGTCTAGCAATGCAGATTTAATCAAGGCAATTAAAGAGTCCGGGGCTAAACCAGTCATTCTAAATTTAGATGGCGAAGTATTAGCTAACAACTCTAATAATCGAATTGGCAGCATGACAGACTTAGGACTATACGGAGGTGGCTTACTTTGAACAAAAAAACAGATTTATATTTAATGCAAGCGAATAAAATTATCAAGTTAAACGAAAAACATAACTTTGAAATAAGTGAAGTAAGTCGCGCTAGTCCTCAAATTATCAATAATTATACTAGCTATGAGTTTAGCGACGGCAATCGTTCGAGTGATAGTAATTTCGATAGCTTCGATATTGAATTTACTTGCAGATTCAAAACAAATGGCAATATCGACTATCACGTTCGACTTGATGAATTATTCGAGGATATTTTTATTAGAAAAGAATACTACATTTTCCATACGAAAACCCCGGGAAAAAAATATTGCGTTCATCCAGCACCTTTCGATATTGATAGGAAAGGTGCTGGGCATGCGCAGTTTACGTTAAGATTTGAAGTTTTCAAAGGTTTTAGCGAATCGTTAGGCACTAGCCTTTCGCCTTTTGCTTTCAGCGAGGGCATTTGGCAAGCGGGACAAGGCATTGTATCACAAAATTATAAGTATAAGCACACATCAAACAGATTTATTGTGTATAACGCGGGGAGCTTTGATATTGACCCTAGAATGCACGATTTAAGAATTACTATTAAGAATTGTCGAAGTGACGGCTTACTAACAATTAACAATAAAAGCACTGGTGAAAAATTCGTATTCAATGAGAAAATCTACGCTTATGACACAATCGAACTGGACGGCAGTAACATCTTGAAAAACGGAGTGCGTTGCGGGCGGAAAACTAATCTCGGTCTTATTTCGTTATTATCCGGCGGAAATGAAATCGAAATCGAGAATGTAAGCAATATCGAAACAACGTGGGATTTTCCGTTTTTATATAAATGATGGTGGGTGAGAATATGGACATATTTGTAAGTGACTATGAAAAGCAATACAAAGAGATTTTAACAGGCTTTGACCCTACTACATTTTCAGAAACGTGGGTCGAAAATCAGCAATGGCAACTAGATTTTTATGTAGAGAAAACAAGAAATAATCAAGATGTTTTCGACTTATTAAATCATGAAAGCTCTGTTTATCTGGATGGCCAAGAATTTGTTGTTAAGCAGCTAAAACGCGGCGCAGTTGGGAAAATAGTTTATTCAGAAGTCACAGCAACGCATATTTATTTCACGATGCAAGATGACTATCAGTACAACGCTATTTCGGGTTCTAAGAGTGCAAAAGATTGTTTGACACATATTTTCGCAGCTGATAAACAAGGTTTTAGCTTTGAACTCATTGACAAAAACAAGGTTTTAGAAAATATTACACAAGAAAATTTTGGGAATGGCAATTTACTAAAGCTAGTTCAAGAAGTGTTGGAAGATTATAAGCTTGTTATGCTAGCAGACAATAAACGATTAACATTTATTCCCTCTGAAGATTACGGAGAGCATACAGAAAACGAAATTCGCTACAATAAGCACACAAACGAAGTCGATTTTGATATTGATACGTTATCCTTAAGAACTCAAATTAAGGGCTATGGAAAAGTCGACAGCAACGGAAATAACTACTTTCCGCCAGTTACTTTTACCAGCCCGGAATCGGCTAAATGGGGCGTGCGAATTCAAGAACCGTTATCAGACGAGCGTTATACAACTTCTAGCAGCATGCTAAGACGTTTGAAGCTTGAACTACAAGACTATCCAGCGACGACTGGAAATATCTCTTTAAAGCTTAAATACGAATGCGGAAAAGGCGATTATGTAATGTTTGTTTATGAACCGCTGGGCCTTTTATACGAAGTTCAAATAGTCGCTTATAAGAAATACATTTTTACAAACAAACCGCCAGAATTGACGTTATCTAATAACAAAAAAACAATGGTTTCTATCATGGTTCAACTAGCAAAAGCAATTAAGAGAGGAGCGAAATAGATGGATTTAAAAAAATGGCAAGACCCACTCATGAACTCAGAACTACAGCAAAACTATAACGATAATTTAGTAAAACTAGCTGGAAGCCTTGAAAAAGCTAATCAAGATATGACACATGTTAATCAGCGCATATCTAACTTAGTTATTAAATCCGGCGGGAATGAATCGAACGAAGTAGTAGACGCACGCGTTTCTTCTCTGGTTCCAGAAACTGAATTCACAACATTAAACGATAGAATAAATTACGCGGAAAATGCTTTAATAACAGGTGTCGGAAAGCTTTCAACGAATGTTTTTGATCTAATGGATAAATACAACGATATAGATACTATTTTAAAGCGTTTATATGGCTTAGATAGCAGCAATATTGAAATATTTGTGGATGATGCAAGAGGCGATGATATTGCAGGAACTGGTGAAATTGATGCACCTTTTAAAACGATAAATAAAGCAGTAATGACTTTGCCCCGTGTATTGAATAGTAACTCTGTGAATATCTGGATTGTTCCTGGTCGGTATAATGAAGATGTCGTTATTCCGCCAATCATGGGAGGGGACATCTACATTAGGTCTACAAACTTTGAAACAGTAGACCCTACCAGTAGCACCGGATGCCAAGTTCGAAGTATTTCTGCGACAGGAAGTAACGGCTATTTATATATTGCTGGTTTAGAAGAAACGAACACGGCAGGCACAACGAAAAACTACTTCATTAAAGCGACGCGATGCGGATTTGTAAGGATTACAAAATGCCGAATGGCCTTCAATACTAAAGCGATAGACCCGTTCACCGCGGTGTTTATTGATGCTTGTTCTGCTGATGTTAACGGTTGTTACTTTGCTTCGCAAAACGTCGATGTGCGCGGTTATAACACTGCTAGAGTCGAGGTTCAGAATATCATCCATGGAGCAAAAAGCGCAATCGGTTTGTATCCTCAAAGTGCCGATATTTTCAATCTCAATAGCGGTACCTGGGAAGCAGATACGCCTACGAAACTGAGCGGCGGGGGAGTGGTTAGAACATGACTGAAACTGAAAACGTTATTCACAAAAACGGCATATATGATTTTAACGTCACAACGGAAGAAGATAAACCACTTCAAAAATCTGTTTTTTATACACAAGATTCTGGCGGAACAGCTAGACTTATTTTTAATATAGATAAAGATAATCAAGATTTAGTATTATCATCTGCTGCTGAACTAGAACTTGCGATGATTTTAGCGGTCGGAAAGGAATCAGAGAGTAAATATCTTGTGAAGCCGACTGTTGTTGACGGTGTGCGAGGGATTGCAGAATACACACTTACAGACTCGCAAATAGCGCACGATGGAAATGCTATTGCTGAATTGTATATAAAATACAAAAACAGTCAAGCGATGCGGGTATATAAATTCAGTTTTGAGATAAAAAAAGCATTAATAGATAGCGACTTTTTCCCAGTATCAGAATTTTATGTGGAGCGCTGGGATGATTACGAAAAAATATTCGATGAATCGTTCGAGAGATTAAACACTAAATTAGATGACGTTGATAAAAAAGCAGATGATTTAAAAACACAATTTGATGATATGCAGCCATCGCAATTCGCACAAAAAACAGACTTAAATGCACATGTAAATAATGCGGATATTCATGTCACCGCAGCAGATAAAACGAACTGGAATTCAAAAGAAACAGCATCTAGCGCACAGGCTAAAGCAGATAAAGCACTTGCTGATGCAAAAACTTTTTTCGAACTAGCTAGTGCGGTGCAAAGCGTTACTTTGACGCCAAAAAACGGATTTGTTGCAAGTCAGCCTTTAGTCGCTCGATACATTAAGTTTGGCAACCGGTTTCTAGTTATTGTTAGCGGAATTGTAGGAAAAGGGACCGGGAACGGGACAGGTATATGTGCAACATTGCCAACTTTTTTAGCTCCTGATGCGAGCTGGAATAAACTTTATTCCGCTGCACAGCAGAGTACAGCAGCAAGTAATCAAGCGAATATATATCTAAGTGTGAGTGCTGATATAAATATTGTTGGTGTTGGCTCGGTAGACGTGAACACTGGACTTGACGGCATAATTTATTTAACTAAAGAGGTGACAACATGAGCGAGTTAATAAAAGTTTTTAAATATGATGCAGACGGTATTTTTGAACGTGATGACTTAATTGTTTTGGAAAAAGGGGAAAAGGTTCCAGATGGTTATACATTAATTGCGCCGCCAGTTCCTTCTGTAAATCCAGTTTTTAATGTAAAGACCCAAAAATGGAGTGCTGGTGAAGATGCAAGTGTTATGGACCCTCCTCCACTATCAGAAATAGAAAAATTAACACAAGATTATGCGGACTTAATGCTATATGTGGCAGAAGTCGAACAGAAGACGGAACAAACGCAACAAGATAATGCAAACTTACTATTATCTTTGGCGGAGGCAGGTGTTTTGTAAATGATTAACTGGTATGAAAAAGTAAAAGATTATTTTTTAGGTGGCTACTATACTGAAGCAGATGTTAATAAATTCGTTACTTTAAAAAAGATAACGAGATCACAAGCAGATGTAATAATCGCTATGAAAGAAGCAAAAGCCGAGTAGGCTTATTTTTTATGTTGAAAATAGGGGATGATTGGGATGTATGAAGGCTTAACGAAAGTATTTGATTATGCTTTAGCAAAAGAAATGTTTTTCGCAGCGTTATTTGTCGCACTGTTTATTATTTTGTTGATTATTACCAAAAGGATTTGGGATGACTCAAAAATAGTAAGAGTAGAAATGAAAGAAGAGCGGGACAAAATGGAAACAGAGCGGGAGAAGCGGGATAAAGAATCGAAAGAAGAACGAGATAAGTTTATTAGTACGATGAACGAACAACAGCGTTTAATGGACAAGCAAAATGACATGATGGGACAACAACAACAGTCAATTGACAGTCTGTCAAAATCCGTTGGTAAGTTAGCGCATAAGGTAGATTTACTAGAACACAAAATTACAAAGTGAAGGATGATGAAAATGGAGTTTGGAAAAGAGTTACTAGTTTATATGACATTTTTAGTAGTTGTAACACCCGTTTTTGTGCAGGCAATTAAGAAAACGGAGCTAATTCCTTCGAAATGGCTTCCGACTGTAAGCATTCTTGTCGGGGCGATTTTAGGGGCATTGGCAACATCTTTGGATGGTTCTGGATCGCTTGCAACAATGATTTGGGCAGGTGCATTAGCAGGAGCTGGCGGAACCGGTTTGTTCGAACAATTTACTAATCGAGCTAAAAAATATGGAAAGGATGATAAATAATGGCATTAACAGAGGCATGGCTAATTGAAAAAGCAAATCGCAAATTGAATGCTGGGGGAATGTATAAAATTACATCGGATAAAACACGAAATGTAATTAAAAAAATGGCAAAAGAAGGTATTTATCTTTGTGTTGCGCAAGGTTACCGCTCAACAGCGGAACAAAATGCGCTATATGCACAAGGGAGAACCAAACCTGGAGCAATTGTTACTAATGCCAAGGGCGGGCAATCTAATCACAACTACGGGGTAGCTGTTGACTTGTGCTTGTATACAAATGACGGAAAAGATGTTATTTGGGAGTCAACAACTTCCCGGTGGAAAAAGGTTGTTGCTGCTATGAAAGCAGAAGGGTTTAAATGGGGCGGAGACTGGAAAAGTTTTAAAGACTATCCGCATTTTGAACTATGTGATGCTGTAAGTGGTGAGAAAATCCCTGCTGCAACACAAAACACTAATACAAATTCAAATCGTTACGAGGGTAAAGTCATTGATAGCGCACCACTGCTACCGAAAATGGACTTTAAATCATCACCATTCCGCATGTATAAGGTAGGAACTGAGTTCTTAGTATATGATCATAATCAATATTGGTACAAGACGTACATCAACGACAAATTATACTACATGTATAAGAGCTTTTGCGATGTCGTAGCTAAAAAAGATGCGAAAGGCCGCATAAAAGTTCGAATTAAAAGCGCGAAAGACCTTCGTATTCCAGTGTGGAATAACACAAAATTGAATTCTGGGAAAATTAAATGGTATGCACCTAATACGAAATTAGCATGGTACAACAACGGGAAAGGATACCTAGAGCTTTGGTATCCGTCAGACGGCTGGTATTACACAGCAAACTACTTTTTGAAATAGAACGTATGCCCTCGCATTTGCGGGGGTATTTTTTTTATAAACAGGATACTTTAGTGATACTTTGAAAGGTACCAAATAAGTTACTATAAAATTAACGGTATTTTGTAATATTTAAATCTCCTAATCTGTTAAAAATCGCTTCATTGAATTGGCTATATATCAATAGAATCGAAGAATATAAGCACAAATGTTCTTTTTTTGCATTGTAATTATATTTCATTGGTTACACAGGCGTTTTAATTATGTTAAACCGAGGGGGCTGGCTTGTAATCTTTAACATAATATGATAAATTGACTGAAGATGGTTACAATACATATATAAGGACGATTGCTATGGAGATGATTGCTTATCATGGTACCAGAAAAGAAGACGCAGAGAGTATTCGGGAAAATGGATTCATTTTCACTAAATATACAACTAATTGTAAGAATGTTCCAGGAGATTTAGGTTGTGGGGTATATGCATATAAAAAAGAAAGTTATTACGATGCAGCTTCAAATGCAAATAAGATTGCGGAAAAATACAAACCGGGTAAAGAACATCAAGTATTAGAAATGATAATTAATTGCCCAGAAAACAGTTTGTTAGATCTTGATGAAGAGCACAACGAAAACAAATTAAATGATTATATGAATTCTGCAATTCAATATATACATAAAAATTATAAAGCCATAAAAACTAGAGACAACAATAGAGGAAGCTTGGATGGTATAGCTATTGAATTATTTTTGAAAAGACATAGTTTACAACCAAAAGTGATAAAAAAGAAAACATATACTAAGTTTGATGATAAAATGAAAATTTCCAATATAAGAAATGGAACAGAATTATGTATCAAGGATAAAGAAGTAGTAGCAAGTATTAAATAAGGACGAAGTAAAAATACGAAGATGAGGACTGATTATGATGAGCATGAATTTAAGAGATCTTGTTGATGATAATGAAAATTATATGACACATGATGAAGCGGAGAAAATGTTTATTCAAGCTGGATATATTCTAGTCCCAAAATCTAATTTTAATATTTCGTATACATCAAAAGATAATTCAAAATTACCAAATGATAAAACAAAAGAAAAATATAGTTATACAAGTGACATTGATAAATCTAATAAAAAAATTAAATCTAATGTAAACACAAAGGCGGCATAGATATGGCAGCAATAACATTCGAAGATTATTTTATTGAAGAGGCTAAGTATAGTAGAAATAAACATTTTAACCCAGATACAACTGAGATTAATTTAGGTACAGAATTTAGTGCGAAAATTAACGCTAGCAATAATGAAGCATTGGTTGCTTTGAACGTTGTCGTAGGTAGTTTGGAAGACGATAATCAGCCGTTTTTCGTAGAGGCAAGTATCAAAGGTATCTTTACTTTTGAAGATGATGAGGCACAAGGAATTAGTTTTGATAGCTATTTAAAGAACAACTCCGTAGCTATTTTATACCCCTATATAAGGTCTTTGGTTTCTGATTTGACAAGTCGTTCTAACCAATTTCCAGCGTTTTATTTACCAGTTATTAATATTGCTATGTATCTGGAAAAAGACGGAAGAATAGAATTTAATAAAAACTAACCCCTAACCACACGTTAGGGCTTTTTTTATGCAAAAAAATTGTGTAAAAGAGATAAATAAAATATTGAGCAGAGAAAAAATTGACTTTGAACATTTTTCAGTATCTACTAAGGAAATTAGAAGTAACTTTAATACAGCTGATTTTCAGCTTTTTTTGAAGTTCTATTCTTTAAAGGCGCAAGAGAGATATTCTTATTGTCATGTTATAGGGGAGCAATCGCACTATACATATTCGAGAGCAATCATAGATTTTATCTTAACAGAGATAAAAAAGAATCCTCAAAAAACTATTGAACATTTAAAAAAGAAGACAAAAAAATAAAGATAACCTCTGGAGCAAAGGAATTCTCGATAATAAATTATCTTACTCCCATTCGGGAACCCAGCTTTATCCATCACAAGTTATCTTTTACACTTCAATTATAACAAACATGAATTGAAGTGTAAACTGAAAGAACTATATAATTTTAACACACCCTAACCTCACTGTTAGGGCTTTTTTATGCAAAAAAATACCCTGAACAAAGAGTTCAAGGTTGCTGTTATATTCAGATGTAAAAAACGGGATGTCAAACAGCTAATAGTTGAATGAAATAAAGAACGAAAATCGTTCTTGTGAATATTATTACATAGATTTTTATGCAACACAACACTTTTTAAGACTTGATTTTAAGAACGTTTGTTCGTATAATAAAGTTAAGAGGTGAAGTAAATGTATAACTTATTTGATGATATTTTAGAACATTCAATAGTATTAGCAGATGCACTTAAGCGTAACTGGTCGATAGAAGTACTGTTTTTAAAGAACAATCATCATGTGCGGTACAAGTATGTAGTTCCAGTCCACATTGATAACGAAAAACACATTGTGCAGCTTGAAAGATTTGACGAGCGAATAATTGACATTAATATAGAAGATATTGTTTTCTGCGAGGTTATGACATGAGACTATATAGCTTTAATGATTTTAGATATATTTGTTATGTTGAGGGGAAAGATCGTGCTGTAAAAAAACTATTTGCTAGTTTGCGGACAGACAAAGAAATTGCTATACTAAACAAAAGAATACAAAAGGATACAATTAATATAGAAAATGTTTATAAAGAATACTTGCGGGGCATAAATGGGGCAGAGCAAAACAACATATAAATACTTATAGCTTCTTGTAACAGCTTTTCAAAAGGCGTAAACCGCGTAACAAAGCCGATTTCTTCCCGTGAATGCGTGTAACTGCTCAACACAAAACCAACTCTTAATCAGCGGGTCG